TGTAAAGATGGGTATCGTTTATTACTGTAATTGCTGCTTGATTTTTATTAATAGTCTCTGTTAGACTTACAATGTATTTAACCCCTGTAAATGTCCCCACTACAAGAGAGGCCACGACAGGCACCATTACTACATTTTTCTTTAATAAGTCGACTAAATTCATTAAGCATAAGATCCTTTATTAAAAAATTAAAGCACCTGCTATGAAAGCAACTACAGCAATAACTATCTCTGTTCTGTGATGTAACTGCCATACCATAAATTTATCTTTGTATTTATTTATCATCGTCTTCCTCCAAGTTTTTCAGCTTATAGTCATAACTGCCTTCTTCATGCTCGTCTGTAATCCATTTAGCTGAATTTTCTACGGAATATATCTTACTGCTTACTAGTCTATTAATCAAGTTCTTGTTTGGGTCCACACCCATAGATGCATCAAACATTTTTAGCCTATTATTTGGCTGTATTGCAAAGTTTCCATCCTCCAATTCAAGAACGTGACCACATTTATGTTGATCTGGTTTCTCTGCATAGCCAAAATTTAATTCATTGAAGTCCCCTGCGCACCAATCAATTGTAAATAAATACTTACCTTTACGTTTTACTTTACGTCTAGATGTGTATTGCATAGTAGCACCGGCTAGTTCATAAAAAGTTGTGACACTTACATTGTAACTAAAACTATCCCACATAACTAATTCATCAAGTGGTAATTCTTTTACTCCAGGTTTAGTACAGAAAGCTGAGATAGGTGCTCTCCACCATAGACCACCATCTTCCATTAAGAAATGAAACATAGGTACTCTGTTAGGTATAGAACTAAAACCAAACACTCCTACTTCAAAATATTTATCGTGTGAATCTTTTTGATCTCTTAGATAGTTGCCTCTTACACAACATTCTATTACAGGGATATTTGCATTAAGATAAGCCATTAGTCATTTATACTTCCCCAGTTAGCACCGTGTTCGTAATCTACTTTGTTTGGTACTTCTAGAGTAACAGCTTGCTCCATAATCTCAACAACCTTTTTAGCCTGTGCGTCACTTTCTATTGATACACAAAGCTCGTCGTGTATTTGTATATGTGCTACAATTCCTTCCTTGTATAAGTCTAACATAGATTTTTTTGTCATGTCAGCAGCTGATCCTTGTATTAATTTATTTAAAGATTTGTATGTGTAAGCTCTCTTGATCCCCGGTCCATGTTCCTGGAGTGCATCTTCATGGCTCATCGCCTTGTGCATACCGAAACTGTTTGGTTCCCATAAATGAAACCTACATAGTCTTCCAAGTAAAGTTCTAATCTGTCCTCTATCCTGTGCTCTGTTAGATGCTTTGTCCATAAGTTGTTTAACGAAAGGTACCCTTGCGTGATACGTGTTAAATAATTCATTAGCTTTTTCTTTTGATACACCAAGTTCTGCTTGCAGTTTAGCTTTGCCCATACCATAAAACAAACCAAGGTTAATTGTTTTAGCTTGTGTTCTAGGTATCTCTGCCATGTCTGCTACAGTCTGGTGAAAGTCTGCACCAGAATCATTTTGATAAGAATCTATTACATCATACACTGATGGTAGTTTATATAATGCAGCGTAGTGTACAACAAGACGCGGTTCTTGCTGTGAGTAGTCAAAGCAACCCCATTTACAACCTTCTTCTGGTATAAATAATGATCTGATCTTAGGTCCTAAATCTTTGTTACGTGCTGGAATCTGTTGTAGGTTAGGGTTCTGATAAGAGAATCTTCCTGTAACTGTACCACCACCTGCATTACGTAACTGATTTATCTCTGCATGTATTCTACCTTTGTGTTCGTAACGTAAAATAGAATCTATAAAAGTTGTGTGTGCTTTGTTAACTTCTCTTGCCTTTGCAATCATGTTGACAACAGGATGCTCGTGTTCTTGTAAAAAGTTTTTTGTAAAACTAGGTGCTTGTGTCTTTTCGGTTCGTTCAAACTCTATTTTTAAATTTTCAAATACTTCTGCTATACTACTTGCCGCCCATATTTGTGGCCGTACATTAGTTTCTTTTTCTATCGCAGTTAATATATCTTGCTCTTCTTTTACCAGAGTCTTCTTAAGATTATGTGCTGCTTCTACATCAACCCTTACACCCTTAAACCTCATGTCAACTAGACAAGGAAATAGATCTGTTTCTAAATCAAATATAGATTCTAAGTCTTGCGATATAATTTCTTTTTTCATTTCTTGCCACAAACCAAATGTAGCTTCTGCATCTCTCTCTGCATATGTTCCAACATTTAATGATGGTAATTTATACATTTCTGATTTAGGATCGATGCCCCATTCCGCTGCTGCTTCTGCAAGTGCTGCCTCGTTTTTACCAAAACCTAAATACTTCCATGACAAACTATTAAGATCATATCTAAATCTATTTTCATCAGTCACAGCTGCCGCTATCATTGTATCTACAATTCTGCCATTAATTTTAAAACCCATAGCCCTGATCCAACAAACATCATACATTGCGTTGTGAAATATTTTTGTAGAGGTAGCGTTTAAAATATCTTTAAACCATTCTAAAACTTTTTTACGATCCATGTTACCACCACCGTGGTGAGCTATAGGAAAGTATCCTTTGTAATGTGCAGTTGCTACAGCTATTCCTATAACTTCTCCATTACCAATAATTGCACCAGATCCTTTTTTAATTAAGTCCGGGTCCCTTGTCTCTAAGTCAATTGCAATCTCATCAACCTGTCTAAGGTCTGGAAATTCTGTAGGTATTACCCATTCTGTTTGTGCACTAAATACTGGTATCTTCATTTAAATCCCTTTTTATTATTGTTATGCTTCTATTTTTTCCAGGTAACTTTGTTATCCATCCTCTTTCTTGTAACTGATTAATTTTCACAAAAATTAAACACTTACTAGATACTCCCGTACCTACTTTCATCTCTTCGTAAGAAGGTGCCATGTTATTTTCATCAACATATTTTTTAATAAAATTAAAAAGATCCATTTGTTTTTTAGTAATATTAAATCTTTTCATGATGCCACCAAATAACAAAGAACTAATATGCAGGTAAACAGACCCATGTAAAAAGGTATGTGATTATTTGGTTCCATAGTCTCTTTCTTTAATCATTTCTAAATAATGTATTGCTTTATCGATGTCTTCTACTCCGCCTTTCTTTGAGTGTCTGCATATGTATTTTATAGCATTGCCTTCTGCAAAAAGCAATTTGTTCTTGTTTATAAAATCTGCGGGTTGAATTTCCATATACAAATAATGTGTTCCTGAAACTTGTTTATGTAATGCTTTCGATGTCATAACCTCGGTCCTCCTGTTTAGCTGTCATTATATATAAATTTTGTTTCGTACGTGTAACTCCTACGTACCAAACTCTGTGTTCTTCATCTTGCTTGTCTTCACTTTTGTCAATGGCCTCTCTTATCTTTTTTGTGTTATCTAAAATAATTAAAACATTTGTAGCCTCACCACCTTTAGCTGCATGTATTGTTGATAACTTAACTCGTGCTGGATTATCTAATTTTTCTCCCGACCTTAACATTTCTCTGATGTATAAACATTCTTCTGGATCAGATTTAAAAACTTCGTACCACTCATCAGTAGTTTTATAACCAAACTCTTGCAAGTCATACATTCTTTCTTCTTTTAACTCTTGATCTAGTTCTAAATATTCAAACAAGTCTTTACATTCAGACAGAGAAAGTTTGTCTCCCTTAGTCCATCTTGTGTAATTTTTTATTGCTGTATACAATCTTGTTTTATAACTCTTCCTACCCTTTATTTCAAAGTAAATAGGCATGTCTCTTAGGATAGATTTTAATTTAATTAATTTGTCATTAGTTCTAGCTAATATTAACCAGTCACTTTGATGTAGTGGTGCATCTTCTATAGATGTTATATGATCCACGTTCCCTGTTTCCGGACGCGGTGCCCATTGTTTTTTAATTCTTCTATCATCAGGTATACGATTTAATATTTGATCAGCGATCTGTTGCACTGCTTGAGGCACCCTGTAAGATTGTGGCAAGACTATGTCTTTTGCCGGCTCCTCTTGAAACCTTTGCACATCTGCACCAGCCCAACCATAAATAGCTTGATCATCATCACCGGCTAAGATAACATGTTTAGAGTTTTTCTTAAGTATATCGTACATTTTCCACTGTATTGGCGATAAATCCTG